GACATTATTAACAATACATATATTTTAAATATGGAGATTTATCTTGTTTTCTAGCTTTAACTTCATTATTACTTATAAAGGAGTCAAATCCTTTATCCATATCTTTATTATTAATAATTCGTTTTTTATCATCATCCAAACAAAATACTCTTCTAGAATGTGCTATTTTTATTTTAGAAAATAATGTTTCCATATCTCTTCCAAAAAATTTAAAATAATCCATTTTATCTTGAAACCATTCAAAATTTATTTTATCATCTAACTTCCAGTTTAAATCAGTTACTTTTTTTTTAAAAATTAAAAATAATTCTTCATAAGAATAATCATCTATTTTAAATCTCCAAGTAAATCTAGAATCTAATCCTTGATTATATGAAAAGAAACATTTATTAAGATCTTCTTCATATCCGGCTATAATAACCATTAATTGATCCTTATGATCACTTAAAGCTTCGCATAAAGTATCTATACATTCTTTTGCAAAAATATCTCTTTTTTCGGGATTTCCTAGAGCATATGCTTCATCTATAAATAAAACTCCACCCAATGATGCTTTTATCATATCTTTAGTTTTAATAGCAGTCTGTCCTAAATATCCAGCGATAAGATCGGCTCTAGTAACTTTTTTAAATATTTTATTCTTTAATATTCCTAACTTAGAATAAATGCTACCTATAATTTTTGCAGTTTCTGTTTTTCCTGTTCCAGGAGGACCATAAATTACAGTATGTAAAAAATCTTGATTATTTTTAGACGTAGATAAATGTAATTTTTGAATAAAATATAATAATTGATCTACTATGTTTTCTTTTAACATATTCATACCAATCATATTATTTAATTCTATTAAGTCATTTTTAATAGCGTGTATTCCAATCATATCAATATTATATTCGCATCCAAATGTATTGGGATAATCTTCAGTTAATTTTATAATATCTTGAATAGAATTTATTTCAGTATTAATATTTATTTTTTTTAATTTTATAGGTTTGGGAGGAGATAAGCTAATGGGTAACGGTGGTTTAAACGGAGATCTATTAGAAAATATATCACTTATATTTTTATAATACGGACATATTGAATAATAATGTTTATTAATATCATTAATAAAATTATCAATATTTCTTTTAGAACTATATTTATTATTATATTTAATAATTTTATTAGAGTTCACTTTTATATTATTTTTATCCAATATAGATATTAATTTTGATTTATTTTCATCATTAATATTATTAATATTATTTGTATTATTCATATTTATTGAAATATTGTCATTTTTATTTATATTATTTTCATTATTTATTAAATCTGAATTTCCATCTAAAGAAAGTTTATTCGATATTATTAATTTATTTAAGTCATTACATAACTGATCAATAATTTGATCAATTATATCAATACTACTTACATCATCGTTTAAATTAAAATGTCGATTTATATTATTTTGCTTGTTATTGTATATGGTTAATTGATTATTAGATGTATCTTTTTTATTTATGATATGATTTTTATTGTTATTTTTGTTATTATTGCTCATTATATATAACGATATATAAAATTTAAAAATAAATTGAAATATATTAAAGATAAAATATTATAGTATACATCCGAATGAATACTGAACTATCATGGAAGATTATATCAAGTTATTTCAAAGATCACCATCTTGAAAGATTGGTAAGACATCAATTGGAATCTTATAATAAATTTATTAGCGAGGATTTAATTAATACAATAGAAATGTTTAATCCAGTGACAATTCATTCAGAGCACGATAAAGATATAAATACTGGAAAATATAAACTGGAAATAATAATTACATTCAGTAATTTACAATTATATAGACCGCAAATACACGAAAATAATGGTGCTACTAAGATTATGTTTCCACACGAAGCTAGATTGAGAAATTTTACATATTCATCTCCAATTACTATAGATGTTAATATAAAGATTGATAGGAGATATGGTGAAAATTTAAATAATGTAGAAACTTTAAATAAAGTGCTGAAAAATATTCATATAGGTAAGATACCTATTATGTTAAAATCAAATATTTGTGTTTTAAAACAATATTTTCACCTTAAAACTGATTTGGTAGGAGAATGTAAATTTGATCCGGGTGGTTATTTTATAATATCGGGATCCGAAAAAACTATATTAGCACAGGAAAGAGCTGCTGAAAATCAAGTTATGTGTTTTAATATAGTAAAAAATAATAATAAATGGAAATGGCTTGCAGAAATAAAATCAATACCTAAAAATAAATGTATTTCTCCAAAACAAATAAATATGTATATTGCAACAAAAAATAATGGATCTGGGCATCCTATTTATGTGCAAGTTCCAAGAATAAAAAATCCAGTTCCATTATTTATATTATTTAGAGCATTAGGTGTATTGTCTGATAAAGAAATATGTGAATTTATAGTTCTTGATATAGAAGATGATAAAATGAAGAAAATGGTTTTTGGTTTAAAAGCCTCTATAATTGATTCAAATAAATATTTGAGTAAGGAAGAATGTATTGAGTATATAGTATCTAATGCAATGTTTACTCCTATAAATATGGAAAAAGAAGAGGGTGTAAAAGCAAAAAGAGAATTTACATTATCAGTATTAGATAATGATTTATTTCCTCACTGTGATTCCAAAATACAGAAGCTTTATTTTCTAGGATATATGGCAAATAAACTACTTAAAACCTCATTTGGATGGAGACTTCCTGATGATAGAGATTCATATAGAAATAAAAGATTAGATTTAGCAGGTGTATTATTGAATAATTTGTTTAGAAATTACTTTAATAAGTTGGTAAAGGATATGTCAAAGCAAATTATAAGAGAAATTAATAATGGATCTTGGAAGTCTACCGACGACTATATGAGTATAATTAATAATACTAATATTTATAAAATTATAAAATCTACTACTATTGAAAATGGTATTAAGAGAGCTCTTGCTACTGGGGATTTTGGTATAAAAAATACAAATTCAAATAAATGTGGAGTAGCGCAAGTTTTAAATAGATTGACATATATTTCTAGTTTAAGTCATCTAAGACGTATTAATACGCCGATAGATAAAAGTGGAAAATTAATTCCTCCTAGAAAACTTCATAATACTCAATGGGGATTTATTTGTGCAGCAGAATCTCCAGAAGGTGGTAGTGTAGGTGTTGTAAAAAATCTAGGTTATCTAACGCATATAACTATTAAATCTAATATAAATATGGTTTATGATGTATTAGATAAAATGGTAGAAAAGATAGAAAATTTCAAACCTAAGGAATTATTTAATTATGTAAAAATTATTATAAACGGAAATTGGATTGGAATAGTGAAAGAGCCAATAAAAGTGTATAAATATTTAAAAGATTGTAAATATAAAGGAATTATAAATATTTATACTAGTATTGTATTTGATTATAAAAATAAAGAAATTAAGATATGCAATGATGCTGGTAGATTAATGAGACCAGTTTACAAAGTTAATAAAGGTAAATTATTTGTTACAGATGAAATAATAAGTAAAATAAATAATAACGAACTTAATTGGGATGATTTAATTATTAATCATAAAATAGAAAATTCAATTATAGAATATATCGATTCGGAAGAACAGAATTCTGCATTAATTTCAACTTGGCCATCAAAAATTGAGAATCTTACAACTCATTGTGAAATTCATCCTAGTAGTATATTTGGTCTTCTTGCTAGTTGTATTCCTTTTCCAGAACATAATCAATCTCCTAGAAATACATATCAATGTGCTCAAGGAAAACAAGCAATGGGTATGTATGTTTCTAATTTTAAAGCTAGAATGGATAAAACAGCATATGTTCAAACATATACTACACGTCCTTTAGTAGATACTAGAATTATGGATATAATAAATTTAAATAAGATACCTAGCGGATGTATGGTTATAGTAGGAATTGGCGTTTATTCAGGATACAATCAGGAAGATAGTATAATATTTAATAAACAATCATTAGATAGAGGATTATTTTCAGCGACGATTTATCATACGGAAAAAGATGAAGATAAAAAAATTCAAGGGGATGAGGAAATCAGATGTAAAGCAGATAAAACAAAAACTAAAGGTATGAAATTTGCAAACTATGAAAAGTTAACAAACAAGGGAGTAGTTCCTGAGAATACTCTACTTGAAAATCGAGATATTATTATAGGTAAGATTGTTCCAATAAAGGAAAATAGAAACGATCATACTAAAGTTATAAAATACAAAGATCAAAGTAAAGTATTTAGAACCCACGAAGATACTTATGTAGATAAAAATTACATAAATCGAAATGGCGATGGATATACATTTGCAAAGATTAGAACACGAACATATAGGGTTCCTACTATTGGTGATAAATTTTCTAGCCGACATGGACAAAAAGGAACCATAGGTCTTATTTTGGATCAAAAAGATATGCCATCATCTGAAAATGGTCTAGTTCCTGATATAATTATTAACCCTCATGCTATACCTAGCAGAATGACAATAGGTCAACTTAAAGAAACAGTATTAGGGAAGGTATTATTGGAATTGGGATTATTTGGAGATGGAACAAGTTTTGGTAATCATAATGTTAAAGATATTTGCAAAGAACTTCAAAAAGTTGGATATGAACGTCACGGGAATGAAGTTCTTTATAATGGAATGACGGGAGAACAATTAGAAACATCTATATTTATTGGTCCTTGCTTTTATCAAAGATTAAAGCATATGGTAAATGATAAAAATCATAGTAGAAGTATTGGTCCTATGGTAACAATGACACGTCAACCGGCAGAAGGAAGAAGTCGTGATGGAGGATTAAGATTTGGAGAAATGGAAAGAGACTGTATGATTTCTCATGGAGCAAGTAGATTTACAAAAGATAGGATATATTATGCTTCAGATAAATACAGCACATATGTTTGTGGAAAATGTGGATTACTTGCGATATATAATGATGATAAGGGGATTCATCAATGTAATACTTGTGGTAATAAAATAGATTTTAAAAAGATAAATGTTCCTTATTCATTTAAACTACTAACTCAGGAATTAATTACAATGAATATAGCTCCTAGAATTATTACAGAATAATAATTTAGAAACATATATATTATTATATATAATGCCTAATGAATTTAAAGATAAACATAGTTTCGAAAAACGTAGAGAAGAAAGTAGAAGAATTCTAATGAAATATCCAGACCGTATTCCAGTAATAATTTTAAGAGGTAGTAAAGAAGTTCCAAATATAGATAGACAAAAATATTTAGTTCCTAACGATTTAGCAATAAGTGGATTAATGTATGTAGTAAGAAAAAGAATAAAATTAACACCAGAAAAATCATTATATTTTTTTATAAATGATACCGTAATGCCGGCTACATCAACTATGGTTTCATCTATGTATGAAGATTTCAAAGATAAAGATGGATTTCTCTACATAACATATTGCGGAGAAACAACATTTGGTTAATAATATAATATTTTTTATAATATAATATTATAGTAAATGAGCACTAATTTAGGTAAAATTAAATATCCTCACGTTCATCCTGGCTCGACATCAGATAATTCTAGTGATACTGCCAGAACAAGAGCGATTCAAAGAAGAACTAGAAGTAATGGAAGTAGATCTGTTTTATTAGGTCAAAAACCAAACAAAACTTCAAACTCTAATGGAAAAAGCAGCGGTGATAGTAGTAGCAGAACTTATTTTCTCAAACAATTTATGGGTTACAAAGCAAATTAAATATAAGATTATATTATAATGAACAAATTATTAATAGAATTTTTAGGAACTGCATTTTTAATATTTATAATATTATCTATAGGACATCCCATTGCCGTTGGATTAACAGTTGCTTTAATAGCGTTTATAGGACTACCTATATCAGGAGGTCATTATAATCCAGTAGTTTCAGCAGTAATGGCATCTAAAGGAATTATATCTATGTCTGATTTAGCAACATTTACATTGTCTCAATTATTAGGTGGATTTGTAGGATTTGAGTTATCTAAAAGATTGTAATTTAATAATTATATAAATAATATATATATTAAATGAACTTTTTAAAAGAAGCTAAAAATGCAGCAGAAGTTATGGCAGATAAAATGCTTAACAGAAAAAAAGATTCTGAAAAAGAAGAAGATTTAGAAGAAGAAACTGATGAAATTATGAGAACTCCAGCAAATGATAATTTAGGAGCATTGGAAGTAGATCAAGAAATTAGTGTTGGTGGAAAAAGAAGAAGAAGACGTAGCCGTAAGTCTAAAAAAGGCGGCCGCAAACGTAAATCTAAAAAAAGAAGAACTAACAAACGTAAATCTAAAAGAAGAAAAACCAACAAACGTAAATCTAAAAGAAGAAAGAGAAGACGTTAAGTTAAATTTACTATAAATATATGATATTTAATATTAATATTATATGTTTTTAATAATACTAACCTGTTTTTTTATGTTGAATGCTATATTTTGGGGCATTTATCCAGTATCAGAATATTCACCTCATAATAAAGTATTTACATTACTAGGTATAGAAGATCCTCCAACTTTATCATTTCATATTATTTTAGGAACTATTTTTTATTTACTTTCTATAGCTACAGCACAATATAAATTAAAGTTTATTTTTAATGATACTATAACCCAAAATAATTAATATGCTTAATATAACCATATGTTGTGTTATACCAATTTTATTATTTACAATATTTGAAAAAGATTCTGTAGCTATTTTCTTAGCTTCATTATAATCACTAACAGATATATATTTATTTTTAGTTTTTTTTACTTTATTATAACTTTTTAATGCTTCTCTATAAGCAGCTGTAGTAGAATAATCAGAACTTCTAGGTACCTGGACACTTACTGGACAAATACTAACAGGACATCTTTTACATTCAGAACTAGATCCTCCC